GAAGCACTACACAACAAAGGTAGTGTTCCCTCATCGCCAACACCGTCGTAGCATGCTACGACGGCGCGGTGTGTACTTGCTAACCGCAAACGATTCGAAGTTATCATATGATAACGATGAATCGGCATGAACTCGCGGACCAGAGACGTTACGGTCATTAGCAACTTCGGCGAAAAACCGAAGAAGCATAGACCAACCGTCAATAGTCTGGCGAATAGAAACGTTCTTAACGTCCCATACTTTGTATTCCTTCTTTTGGAGGGAAACATTGTAACGGAATTTAGGAACGACATGCGCGGGTGTTTCAACCAACGAAGGACAGGCTAAACCTGCCTCTTTTCCTGGAATATATCCATAAATGGATACGAGCCAGCTTACGATTAACTCGTAAGTGTTGAACATGCGTCTATCGTAATATGAATTAGCATAAGCTATCCACGAGCAATAGACACTAGCAGACGGACGTGATGACCAAACTGTCCTTATGCGGACAGGAGTGACATCGGAGCCTTTGAAGGCATCCATGCCACAGGATTCGCGAAAGAATCCACTGGTGCAGCTCTTATCGCGGTTTACTTTTAAACCAAACGATTCGAGCTGTTCGATTGCGTCGGAGGCGAAGGCCTCTGGGACAATCACATCATCGCCGTACACGTAGATACTCTCTCGAGTATCTGCGTCGGCAGTTGCTACATGAAGAAGACTCCAGATAGTGAGAGCCATGATAGGGAAGCATAAAGCACTTCCCATTGGCGCAAACTTCTTAAGAGTTAAAACATCTCCATCGGGCAACTCCGTTGACAAACTTCTACATGCTTCTAAGTACGTAAAGACGTGCGAAGGAAACAGTAGACGAACTAAGTCCAGCGAAACGCGATCAGAGGCCTCTTTGAGGTCTAAGGTCGCGTACTTTCCCGCCTTGGAGCCTACTAAGGCTCCGAAACGGTTGGGTAGCTGGTCTGTGAAACGTACATTCCACTTTGTAAGTGAGTGACGTTCCACTAGCTGAACTAAGGCTCGACTCAAACCTTGCTGAACCCATTGAAAATCAACGGGTTCACAGGAAATGAGCCGGGGGCCGCGAGAATCCTTTTGTACGAGTATTACTCGTGCTGAGGACTCGGCTTCACCAACCTTACTAAAGGATTGGTAACTATCGCAAACATGTCCAGCCGAAGCACAGAAATATGCATCGAAAGGATAGTGTTTGGTGATACGATCGGATACATTCGTCCATCGATACTTACCCGAGAATCGTTGCTTGGTAGCAACAACTCCGGGGCCGTGTCTTGGATAGATGTCCGAGGGGTCGAAGTTTCGGAAGAGTTCATGAAGAACAATCCGAGCTTCTCGAATGGTACGAACTCGATCGTCGTCGTAAGAACGATAACGGCGAGTACTACCAATGTCGGATAGCTTCTCCTCGAGTTTTTTAAACTCAGAAGAAAGTTCCGCAAGTTCTGATTCAGCAGTTTTAAATTGCTGAATCGTTTGCTGTTCTTGTTCATCATTATAAGGGAGTTTATACTTATAAAAAGTATAAAGTATTCCTCTTATGATTTTGACGCTATCTGCACACGGATCAGGAAGGACGCTACCATCAGAACATAGTACTCTACTAAAGAACTCACCGAGAAACCTCGGGAGTTTAGTACCAGGCATGGGTTTAAAACCATACTCAGTACAGTTAAGTGGAATACTACTGCCAAGAGCCTTGTCAAAGGCCTTGGCGAGACGGGGCATAGTTTTCGTAAGAAAACTAATTCCTTCCGAACGGACGCGTCGAATAACTTTTGACAAAGTTAGACGACGTGCTCTATTGTTGAACACAACTCCATGTGACGTTTCGACGTCACGGAGTAGTGCAGCGATGAGTTTAACTTCATCTAGGCTCTTATTAGGATCCATAAGGTATCCTTCCTAGAGCATGCATTACACCGTGATCCAAACGCGTCACACTAATACCTATGTTACAAAAAGAAACACAAGCATTAATGCAACGAAGTTTGTTACCGAGTGTGCGCAATGGACAACCTCTTTTCAAGAGGGCGTTCAGAGCGTTAATCCCGATAACAACCAATCCCGACGGTTATCAGTTAATCCTATCTGCCGACATAAAACCGCATGACGAAGGATACGACGTGTTACCTAATTGCCTGGTAGTCAGCCAAGCAGGAAGATTACACGTTATTCCAGACGTCACGGAATCTGTCGGAGGATTCTTCTACTAACCGTAAGGACGAAACTTGCCTTCTCAGGCAAGAAACGAAACCCAAATCGACAAGTTCAAATAGAACCGTCAAGGAGGGTTTTCGCACCGTTACCAGTGCCATCGTAGAGAATTGTCGTTGATGCGCCTAAAGACGCAACAAATGACACAAGCTCCGCGATGACGTTGGCCATCTCGGTATTTGCAACGAGTGCACCAACAGGTGCATCCAGTACAATATACGTAGAGACAGTCACAGGCGTCACAGAATCAACGGTCGAAGTGACAGTTTTGTCAATTCGAATCAGTGATCTGCGGCGCAACTTCAGACCAGAACCAGTCTCTTGATGACTAATCGAGAGACGGTGCTTGCCCGAAGGAGATTCGCCAATTTGTGCGAATACTGTGTTGCGGTTCGATGAGTCGATACGTTGGAATTCAACCTCCGTACCGGCTGCGTTTTTTATTTCGTTTGTTACGAGTGTATTACTCAGCATGCTTGTTACCAGCGTTTACGTTTAATCTTACTGCGCCTTGTTAAAACAAGGGCAGCAGATAGACTGAACTCTGAAGGGTTCAATCCGCTCACTGTTAGTGAGCTACCGTCGAACGGCTCAACGACGCGCTTATAAGCGCGTTCAGAGACGCTCGGCAGTTGTACCTTTTGGGGTGCTAAAGGACCAAAGTCCTTCGGCATCTGGTTTTCAATCAGCCAACCTTGCCATAAATCGTCAGGAGTCACATAAGTGCTACTGACGGTAATGGTTCGGTGACGGGTGATTGACCATAGGTAGCGATGTATGTTTATCAGAGGTTCCATGTTGAGTCGTTTGCGACTATCAAGCCATTGGCCTATGCCAATGACCCAATCGACGACGAACGACCATGGTATTGCATTCCAGATAATAGCAGGGTTAAGGTTAACCCCGATAGCATCAAGGAATGACAACACTCGAGCATGCTCGAGCTGGTATTTGGTATAATTATAATTATACTCAATCTCAGCATGGAATACGGACGGATTACTAACAACTTGACGACGATTAAAGATCGTACCCATAGGATCTATCTCATGATAAGATGGATTCCCAGAGGACGTACTATAACCGAGGTCGTCGATGTTAGTAACATCATCGAGAAGAAAGGTATAATGCCTTCTTCGCGTCTGTCCTTGACCCGCAACGAGTTGGTTTAACCTACTCATTGTCTGGTCTAAAGCGGTATGAATGCCGCTTATATCTGATAATAAGGGAAGGATGTTAAACTTAGCTTGTAAGTAAGCATCAGACCCTAGGCGTGCGACCTGTCTTAGCGTCTTACCGGGAAACCGTCCAATAAAGGACAGAAACCCAGGAAGATTAGTTAAGTTGCGGATCGTATTAGGAAGAGAACCAAAATCCTTCAGCTCAATAAATGAGTTGATGGAAGATAGTTCGGCTTTAATCACAGGAAGCATCTTTCGATAAGAAAGATTCTTTAGTGAAGAAAGACCGTCGGGGTCGGGTATAAACCCATTCACCGTCTGTTCGTAATATTTCGGCAGATCAATATTGAACTGTCCGAACTCGCCGAAGCTACTGTTGAAGAACCCGTAACGAGGATTATCAATAATCCCATATGTGTAGGAATGTGGATAACTTTCTCCACGATCCGTCACATACTTTATACGTTGCGGAATCGGCTTGGATACCATAAAACACTTATAGTGTTCGAATGGCTTCCAATCTGACTTACTACCTGGTGCATCGTCGGAGACAACTTCGAATGACCTCCTATAAGGAGGCAGACGGAGTGGCCAACGGTCGACGTGCCAGCGAAACGGCTGCGATGAAGAACTAGCGTCTGAACGCCAGTCAACATCTTTAGTCTTTTCGGAGTCATAGTATTCCCTGAACTTCATAACATACATTGGGGTTGAACATAGTTCAACATGAGGCTGGCACC